CGATTCTATCGCTATGTCATAAGAAGGTTACGACTAATACGCCTTAGGAAAATTTCCCCCCATCAGCGTCCCGAAGGACGTCAATGAAGATATAAATACCTGGCGAACTAGTAAGTAAACTAGAACCATCAAATGACGTCCCCCTAATTGGGGCACTAATAGCGTTTTAAAACTCTCTGAAGAGAGATCACACCGACCGTACCGGCTGCGATTTTATTAAAATTACACCACTCACTCAAACTCCAAGAGGAACTGAAGAATAGTAGTATAAAGTAGGCACATTCAAAAAGAAAATGAATGAAAAGTCCGTGCCTATGGACGAGTACTGGAACACCGCGCTGTTAAATGGATTTTGACCATCTGTCGCTTGGTAGGACGCTTTGTACGTGATGGAATCTGTCTTAGATCCATCAACGGTTGACCCAATCGTAATTTTCGCTGGATCGGTTCCTAGAAACCTGTATTGGGAGTACATTGGTGCCAAAACTGAAAGACCAGTCTGGGTAATTTGGTTAACCAAACTAACACCTGCACTCCCTGGTCCGTGAGCGTTAAATAACAAATCACGGACTCCTTCGCTAGTAGTTAAACCAACGGAAGTAGCATCACTGTTACGATATGCTCCTGCTGATAAAGTATCAGTGGAACTACGAGTTACAGTGGTAGTACCGAGGGGGGTTGCTCCACTAGTATTGAAATGCCAAATCATCGATCCGCGCATTCCTACATAACAGTTTTGCATATGAGTAAAAGGATTGTTGGATGAATAATTAAATGCCTCCGAAACCCCAGACGTCAATCCGATAGCAGTATTAATACCATTAGGATCAAAACCATAGGGAAGAGGATATCTAGACATCCTACTAATCGTGGTGAAAAATCTCGAGGTGGTGTCAGCACCCGTGAGATGAATACGGGACAAGGAAGACCTCCGAAGAAGTTGCCTAATGGAAGTAACCTTCTCGCCCATATGCACCAAATTCTCATAACCCGATTCCCCAGCACTTGGGAAGAAATCTTCACAAGTTCCTTCATGGGCGAATTCATCTAGACCCTGAACAGCAAAAGAGGAGAAACTAGTCTGCAACTCTCTTGGAGCGGAAAATTGGATATTGTCCGCTGCACGCACAGAGACTACAACTCGCACGTCTGCTGTTGCTGTAGGTGCAGTCAGTTGAGTGAAAACCCTCATATTCAATACACCATTCTCATAGAGTTGATCTGGATCGGTACCCAGAGTTGCTCTACTAGCATAATGGGTCCCAGCTCCCGAATTGTATAACTGAAGCCAAGCCCTAGCCTGAAGCATAGGCACTCGCACCTCAATATCTGGCTCGGAAGCAATGTCGACAATACGATTGTAATTAGAGGTATAAGTGTCACTCGTGGCTGAAATATCAGATACTGGATCCCATGTCAACCTAACTCTACCTCTATGGAACTTAGATACGATAAATCGAAATCTAAAAATAATATCTCCTCGCCAATACGTAAACATATCAGCAACATGAGACATAGGTGTTCCATACAAACGTCCATTCGCTACATCATACCCAAATAAATTTGGGTTCACATAAGCTGAAAAGAGATTCTGAACATCGGTATCTGCTATATTCCAAGCAAAATCCGTTAGAAAAGATTCTCTCTGGCAGATGTGAGAGATGGAATGTTCATCGATCCCGGAGACACCACCAACCCGAGGGTCAATGGTAAGTTCGTTTTTGGGATCAATAGTCAGCTTGTCGACCGGTTGACCAATCTCTGCTGAAGCTAGAGAGTGGAATGGCATATCCTTAAATGGTTTAACATCTTCTATAACTGGTGTGTTGGTGAATCCAAACCAGGCTGCTACATTAGCAATAGACGATGCAACCATAGAAGTCGCTGTCATATATGGTCCAATTACTGGAATCGAGCCTAACAGGCCAGCTGCCTGTGCAATAGCACTAGCAGGTTTTGAGATGACACCATCTGTACCATACTCGTCGGCAGACTGAAGAGCTAACTCAACAGTCGGGGCAGCAACTCGTACATCCTCGGCCCAAGCATAGATCTTGATATCTACACCTGTCCCAGCAATGCCATTTGAATTTAGAAGCGTAGTATAAGCCTCAAGGTTCAAAGTACCCATATTAGTGAAATCAGTACCTGATGTCACATCCAACCAGTTTTTATTATAAATAAAAGGTAATATCATATCACCTCCCTGGTTGCATTGCGGATAAATCCACATGTGTGGTCTCTGTGACTTTGGGATTCGGTCATAAACTCCATCAACTACAATCTCTCCTGGATTGAGGTTGGGCATTGGTCGATATGATGCCAAAGCCAAGCCGTAATAAAACGGCGAGGCATTGATCATAATCTTAATGTGGAGGTTACAACTTACAAAAGCAAAGTTGTCGAGTTTACGCTTAATGATAGCATTGTTAAAATAAGCATGCCACACTGAGATATCGGTGTTAAAAACACCTCCATCCAGCCACTCCTGAGTGGCAACTAATACTGGACGAGATAGGAAATCAGAAAGATCACTACCCACATTATATCCAGCATAGTATGTGTTGTCCGTAATAGGATTGTACTTCACATTAACACCATCATTGGTGTCTTTGTAGTGCACATTTTCTTGGACAGATACGCTAGCTTCATCCTCCGATTGAAGGATACAGCAGCGAGAATCATCTGAGTGAACAATAGAAAGTTCAGTATAGCAGTTACAGGGGTAAGCATCACAAGCACTACAGTAGTCATCAGACTCTGAGCACTCACAAGCGTAATAGCCGCAATTAAAACAGATGTTTTTATAAATAGTTTTGTTGTTTGTTGTTTTCGTAATTAAATTGTTTTAAGTGTACAAGGATAATCAATCTTGCACACCGAGATGTGAGTTTTTGAACTCCAGCCGAATTCATATCTAAAAAGATATTTTGAGGAACGCTCAGGCAGGATTACAAATACGTATCCACTCTTATAGTCTTCTTACAACTCAAATCATATGATTGAGACTACACAGTATATATACGCATAGGGTGTTAGTTGGTTCAGGAAGTAACACAAACTCCCAGCAGTTTAAGGACATACCGGTCCAGGGTGGTGCTCTTAACACCTTTTTCTTATTTGAGCAGATGATCTCTGAAAATCAGAGGATATGCTCTCCCAAGACGGGAAGGTGGTCTCTTCCACCCAAGCCGAAAGATTTAACTCTTCAACAGCTTGCAGAAACATCTTGCGTTTCACATTGAATACCTTTCTTCCATAGAAAAAGTACTCTCTGATCGCACTTGACATAAGCTATGGCTTGTTCTTCTTGAGATATGGTCTTGGAGGAGACCCACATCGTTAGCATCTTATCTATAGACGCATGATCAAGAGGACACAAATAAGCGTCAATATCTTTATCGAAGACCCACGTTCTTTTTAAAAACGAAGCTTCTTCAATAGATATATATGGCACACTTTCAGCAGTTTTCTCGGCCATAGTATAACCCACGCCTATATCTGCTAAAGCTTTCTGTATTGTTGTGTGATTAAACCACGGGATTGCTTTTGACACTCCCATGATATTATCATCACCATAAGTTAATAACTTCACATTCATTCTAAAACTTAGAATTTCTTGCTTGGGGTTCTGAACTAGGTAACAATATCGCACATACAGAGAATTCACTAAACTATTAATAGTCACAGTGAGTGGGTGTCCTGAAGGATTAGATCCAAAGAACTGAACTAAATCGCCATTAAAGTCCATTGTGGGGAAAGCCACATCGTAAGCTATGGTACGGAGAACAATTAAGTCCTCTTTGTCAAAATTACCTGACAATTTGCACAGCTCTGCTATAATCTCAAATGCTTTGAGGATGATAGCTGGAGGCATCTTTTTATCGAATGCCTTGTAGTCTCCTGCTACAATCTGGTTTTTACCATGATATGTGAGATGATCATAAAAATCTCCCCACTCACATGATTGTGCTACAGCTCCAGGTGCTGCTTCAAATAGTATCTTATTGTTCTGAGCTAATCTCACAAAAGATAGATAATACTTGCGCATCAGGATCGTGAAGTCGAAGGGGGCACCCGCGAAAACTCGAGTCTTTCCTTCAGCTTTTTTAGCAAATGAGACGGGCTCATCTTTCAAGTGAGCACAAAAGTTCGGATGACATCTAATGCCTTCTCTACTGGATTGCTCCATTGTCCTAACTCTGCTCATAATCTCCTCATCTACAGCTACAGGGTCACTGCAACCATGTTGTGCTGCTATCGCTGTGAGGAAATACTTCTTGCTCTTCTTCCAGGGGTTACCGCTACTAGTGTTTCTACTTACACTATCTACATACGATACTCCTGGACTACCATTAATGGCAGTGAAGTCATCATAGATCTCTAGTGTCTGCAAATCTTTAGGTGATAAACCTTCGATCAGAGTATCTAAATAATCTTGACCACACACATCTAAGATGTTCTGGTTCATGAGTGTAACAGGCTTAACCATCTCTAACGCAGCTATTCGCCACGATTTATAGGATGACATTTCCGGAGCAGTTGTTTTGATAGGATAACCTAATCTTACAAAATGATCACTCATCAAAGTTTTCTCAACTCTGGATTTATGACCCATACGGAATCCAACAAAGGAACCCGCAACTCCGGCTGCACCTTCAGTGATATATCTGAAAACAGATTTCTTGTGCAAATCTCCCATGACTCTATTAGTCGAAGGAGCATTGATAGCACAATAACCACTTTGTACACTATAGTTAGGATTCTCAGAGATTACTCTCTTTACGAATTCTTGTGATACTCTATTAGCACCACAATGACCCGTTGATCCTAGTGTGTGAATACCCACAATACAGTTTCCCATAGTTGTGTTCATAACCAAAGGAGCTCCACAATCTCCATTGACTGTCTCTCTCGTGACCGGTACACCAAACCATATAGGTAGGGTGGCGTTGATCTGTGGCACTGGAAACGACTTATTCAATCGTAACCTATCCACATTGAGAGTGGTCATACTACCATCACGCTCACGGATGCAATAGTGACCATTAAATTTGGCGTCAAAATCCTCTTTGGCGAAATAGTTTGAAATATCTCGCCCCGGGGGTAAGTTCGGGATTATCAGAACAACCAAATCTCTTTCAGGATACCTAGTAACCTGAGCTGATGATACTAACACTTCAATGTTTTTAGACACACCGTCTTTATTACACTGAGAGGTGAAGATCATCTTAAGACTATCCTCAAATTCAGGAACTGTGTGATTACAAGCCAGATAAATCTGGCCCTTCAAACACACAGCTTTTCCTGGCCTAGAAATATTATCACCACGCACAGAAGTCAGTGAGTAGCAATTCTTCGCAAACTGATTTAGAAAATCAATAAGCGTCAGTCCCTTCATGGACAATATCTGAGGTGAGAGATCTAAAGGACTGAGAGTGTACGTATTCTTATACCATACATTCTCTTTCTCACCATGATCATCAGGCTTAGGCTTCGTCTGAGCTGCACCTTGAACAGCAAATGTCCGCGATGTCAGTTTATAAATAGCTGAACCTGTTGCTAGAACTCCTACGAGTCCAATCAAAAATTTTGGGTGACCTATGTTTGACTGAACTCTCTTTCCTAGTGTGGTCCAAAAGATACTTTGATCGTGCTTGAACTGCTTGAGTTTGCAACGGAAAAACCGCCATAACCTAAACCTATAGTACCACTCTGCAAAGTGTGTGATGAGAATTGATCCAACGTGAATCACAACTGACCAGATTAACCAGCGCTTAAGGAAAGTGTTTATGTCATTTGACTGCACACAAACACACATCTTAATTGGTAGGAAGCACGATAAACATAACTTCGTATCTCTCAATTGGCTTATTGAGCTAGACACTTTGCTTTGATTTCGATCATGAGCGTCAATAGCTTCATTGTACCACTGTAAAAATTCTACTAAATTCAAATTCTCATGGGTAACAACTAACTCTGGACGACCTTTCTTGCCTACTGGCACAGAAACAACCTTCTTAATAGACCAAGACCACAAATCTGGATAACCTGTGGTATCGGGAACTTTAGAAGAGTCTAACATACCACCTTCTCCTCTGTAACATTCAAGTACAGTGGGTATGATGATATATGGGAAACGTCTCTGAGCTGCCGAAGGGCACGAGAAGTAGTAGTAAGCATTCAAATGTTCTGTGTTAGTGGTAGCTATACACAGTTTGCACCGAAGAGGCGTTCTACCTTTATCTGTCAATGATGCCTGATCAGGGACAAATGGTACCGCGTTGATGATCTGGATAAACTCCATACAAGATGGGTCTCCTCCTGGGGCTGCGTTGGGATTCATAAAGGCTACATCATCTAAGATGACAGCCCACTGTGCGGTCGTGAAACCATCCCAGAATTTAGCTACAGGGTTGCGAGTGTAACAAAACGAAGAATCTAAGGGTAGACCCTTCTTCTTACCGTAGTGATAGAAAAGCATATCTTTAATAGTAGACTTTCCTATGCCTGAGTCTCCACATACAAGTACGGGAAACGGTGGAAGTCTTGACTCTCTGGCTTTTCTTTTCGTCATAAGTTCACATTTCAACATGTGCAACTCGTTAACAATCGTTCGGACAGCAGTGCGCTCAGCTTTACCAACACGCACGGCATGCTTATAAATACTCTCTCCCTGCTCTATGAGTTCGTCAAGTTCGGTAATGAAACCAAAAATGGTAAAACCATGTGATTCTGGGTCATTGAGTACTGTAGCCTGCCTCTTGAGGAGGTTGGTTCTATCAAACCATTTGACATAAGTCTTTGGTGAATGAAAAATAGGTTCTATTGATCCCGTAATCATCATCTGATATCCTCTCTCACAGAGGAATAACAGGGTATCTGCCATAGTGTGGAAAAAGTCCACACCCATAGTGTATTTCTTCTTCATACGCTGTTGTTCAATTCTGGTATATCCGACGTTATCCATGGTTAAACCCACGGAATCGAATAGAGCTAAACTCATAGCGTACATAGAAAATTTGTACAACTTGGGAAAAATGGCTGAGGATTTAACCTCCTCAAAGCGTTTGAGATAATCGCGAGAACCGGTCAGGAACTCGTCGAAACTCTGAACATCAAAGATCGAATCAAAATAAGCTTGAAGCTTATCGATCCATAAATTTGATATGATAGACTTGTTAGTTCGCAACTTTGCAAAAGTCACGAAAGCCATTGTGGCGTCGGTTAACGTCGTAATTCTGGATAGGTGGTAAAACAGTATACCCAGATCTTCAAGTATTTTTGTAATCCATTCAACTGAACAATCTCTGGGAAGAAGATCGTCAATCGATTGAATGTTAAAACAGTTGGAATTTTTCATAACTCTCTGTATCTCTACCTGGAACTCTTCTCTCAGGTACTTGTGCAAATCTGCATTCATTTTTATATTTTCGTTTTTTAGGGCTCGGGCACAAACAATTCTTTGTTGAGTGTGCTGAGCTTGGATATTTTTGTATTTTTTAATATTTTCTCTGATATAAATATCGTCTCTAAAACGAGTGAATCTTGGTTTTTTATTTTTCTTTTTGTCTGATACTTGATGATCAGAAGTGAGTATGGATATTTGACAATCGTCAATCTCCGGACACAAATCATAGCCGCTTGTAAACGAATACTGGGTAGTATCGTCAGCAAAGTTGCCGTAGAAGTGCTCCGAAGGAGGGGGTGAAGTGATAAGTGTGGTGCAGGGGGTGGAAACCACTTTCATAGTTGATTGACTTTCCATGGGGGTTGTTGGGTTTTCGGGTCTGGGAGGGATCTCACCAAACCCTTAGAGTAATCTCAAACGTAAGTAGATAGCTCGAAGTAAATTCGAGGAGTATCTTCATGTGTAAGAGAGAGTGACCTCTGGTTATGAGTTGATTCCTGCACGGATCAAAACATTTGTATCTCAAATAATGTGTTCTTGGTAAAGAGGTTTCAAAATGAAACACGTGATAGCAGTAATATGAAGCGAGACTCTAAATTAGGAATTATGGGGACCTAATATAAAGAAATCTGCTTGAGGGAAAACTATAGCTATACACGTGAAACATAATAAAACATTATCGCGTAACAACAATAAGTGGAACTGATAGGCGGGTTAGACCTATCACCGTACGAATACGGACACCGGTATCCTCTCTCTCCTACGAAGAAACTCAACTTGTAAAGGTTGAGCTATCAATGTAAGAAAAAGACTCTAGGTGGTGATCTATGAAGATCACCGGGTGCCGCTCTAAAAGAGCGGCGACGGTACACTAAGTACCATGATAACACTACAATGAATGTGTGATGTGTGGATGATAGTAAGAAACAATAAATTGAATCGAACATTACAAATAAGGGGGGGGTAAGAAACAGAAGCGCGTGGAAGGTTAAAAATAACCAAACACAAAGCATACTTTAATAGTCGCTAAGGGAAGACGTCGTGTGGGAACAGCCAAACATTAAGTTTAGACTGGCCCACGAAGGCGCATTCTCCGAAGAGGCTTAGTATACAGGTACAAGACCTGCAGCCGTGAGGCAAACTAAGTGCGTGGAAATCTGAAAAGATTTCCA